TTAATGCCCTGCCCACGCATGATGTCTCTGCATTTTCAATGGCACTGGTGCGGTTAATCTTGCCGTATGATCTGTCTTCTTCGGCAAAGCCAGTAGATATAACACGGCCAGACTCATCCTTGATGGTGGCCTTCATTACTACGAGGGAGTTATCAGTGGATACTAGCTCAGTCTCAATAGACCAAGAGCTAAACTTTTCTGACTTGCGGAAGTCGTCAATCCTTCTGGCAACAGTAAGGTAAACCTTGCCGTGGATAGATACTTCACCCTTAGATGGATCTGCTTTCATAGCTATTCTCCTTTGGTTAATAAATACAGCCCAATACATCTGACTACATTTGAGTACATCATATTACAACTTATGCAAACTTGTCAACATCAAAAAACTTTAAATAGTTAGGGAATGTTATTGACAACAGGACAGAGTTAATTCAAAGTTGGCGGTTCCGCATACTAATCAACAGAAGGAGGAGAGTCCTATGCAAGACGACTGGGCAGCATATTGTCTGGAACAGAACAGCACACCAACATCCACACAGAGGCCCCTAAACGGCCCTCTAAGCAACGATAACAAAACCCACCTTACACCATTGCCTAGCTACAACTCGCTCTCTAATGGCCTCTCACAGCCCTCCTCGCTGGACAGGCTGAGAAGTGCAGCAGTTAACGACCGAATAGCAGAGCTAGAAAGACGGCTTGAAAGCGAGCGGGATGTCATACCCGGCATGATTACCACCGGCACTGTCACCCTTGTATATGCACCCAGTGGGGCAGGCAAAACAGTTTGGATACTTGGGAACCTATTTCAATCTATACGCAATAACCTAATCAAGGGCAGCGATGTCATATATTTCAATGAGGACGATGGCGCTAAAGGTGTCCTTCAGAAGGCCAAGCTAGGCCACAAACACGGCATGACCATGGTCACGCTAGCCAACTCCCCAGATCCTGGGCTACGAACCACCGCTGATGCCCTGAGATTGCTGGATTCTATACGCTCCGAAGGGCTAGCTAACGGCAAGATTGTTATCTGTGACACCCTAAAGAAGTTCGCTCCTGTGTTGAATAAGGGTGATATGCGTGAGGTGCTTCATGTATTTAGGGAGTTTGCTGCCGCCGGGGGTACAGTTATTTTGTTGGGCCATTGCAACAAACACCGATCAATGGATGGTCGATTAGTGTATGAGGGAGTGGGAGACTTGAAGGCTGACGTAGATAATATGTTTGGTCTCGACCCATTAAACGACAAGTTCTCTTCATATCAAGAGCTTTTGGTAATCAATGAGAAGGATCGTAGTCAGGTCAGCTTCGAGGGTGGATTTAAATATCGCCAGACCGGAGCGTTGATTAACTATGAAGAGTCCGTAGATTCTGTGCAGTTTCTCAGCCCAGAAGACATCTCAAGCCTGAAAGAAAAGCAAAGAGCGCAGATCAATATAGCCAAAGCCCTCGCAAAATATGAGGATGAGTTTATCTTTTTGAGTAGCGTTATGAAAAACGGGCAGACTTTTTCCCAGTCAGAGTTGTTTGAAATGCTGAAGGAAGAAGAGCTAAACCCCAACGGATGCAGTAGAAAGCAGGTAAGAATCTGCATAGAGTTGTTAAAAAACAACCACTTACGGCTGGAAAGACGCGGCGCACATGGTAAAAAGTTTTATTCGTGGCATGCCTAGAATGCCCAGAATGCCCAGAATGCCCAGAATGTCCTGTGTGCCCATGGTTTAGGGGGCCAGTAGTAACCACTAACCTAGGCCCGCCCCCTTTTTCTTGGGCATTTGTGGCAAGCTGGGCAAACTGGGCAAACTGGGCAAACTAAAACCAAAAGGAGAAGCAATTGAAAAACAGAGTAATCGACGACCACGTACTTGAAACCTTTGTAGCTCAGAAGTACCACTGGAAATCACTAAACCACGACCAACAAATGGCCATGGCTGTTGAGCTTATGCGCCACCGTTATATGGAACGCAAGCTATATAACTTCATAGAATCTGTCATTGAAGACAAGCAAGCATGGCATAAATACCGAGACCTGCTTGTTAAAGAGGTGTCAAAGTTATAATCCACAGCAAGGGGGATAAGATATGGAACACCCATTACTACAGTTTTGTAATTCAGATGCTCAAAGACAAGCAGTAATAGCCACAAAAATCGAGGGTCTAAGCCAAGTTGATGCTGCTTTGAAACTTGGCATCTCTCGTAGCGCACTAAGAGATCGTCTTTCATGCGTAAATAATCTGGCAGCAAGGCGAGGATACAGCCCTGAAAATGACTGGAACCACCCAGTTCCAGATGGCCACAAAATCAAGGGGGTATCTACCTTCTATGATGAAGAGGGCAAGGCTGTACGCCAGTGGGTCAAAAGTCAGACTGACGAGGAAAGACAGTTTGAAATACTGGTCGAAAGACTAGAGGCTGCAACAAAAGCTATCCCTCAGTTCAAGGCGACCAAACCTCCTAAAGAAACCCAAGACAATCTTCTCTCACTATTAACCATCACGGATTTTCACCTCGGAATGTACGCTTGGGAGGACGAGACAGGCGACGACTGGGACGTAAAAATATCCGAAGCAGTATTCCTCAACTCAATCCATGACATGATTCAAGCCAGCCCCAAGTCAGGCACTGCCGTACTATGTCAGCTAGGAGACTTCCTGCACTGGGACGGAATCCTCAGTGTCACCCCTAGCTCCGGGCATATCCTTGATTCAGACGGGCGATACAGCAAGCTAGTAGAGCTTTGTATGAACGTCATGGCCAAGGCTGTACATATGATGTTACGTAAATTCAATAAGGTAATCGTGGTATCTGCCGAGGGAAATCATGATATTTCTGGATCTATCTGGTTGAGGAAATACATTAAGCACATCTTTGCTGACGAGCCTAGGGTCGAAGTGGTAGACAATGAGTTTCCCTATTATGCGTATCTACATGGCGAGACAATGCTGGCCTTCCATCATGGACATAAGATGAAGTTAGCCCAATTGCATAAGTTGTTTGCTAGCGAGCCGCGATTCCGGGAGATGTGGGGTAAGGCAAACTATACGTATATCCATGCGGGCCACTATCACCACGAGAAGACAATTGAGGACGGTGGTGCTATTGCAGAACAGCACCCCACGCTAGCCGCCAGAGACGCTTACGCTGCCCGTGGTGGCTGGGTATCCCGGCGTGGCGCTAAGGTTATTACTTATGATAAAACTGACGGCGAGATTGCTAGAGTCACAGTGAGGCCAAGGGCATGATTGAATTGATGGGGGTCAAACTTCCAAAAGGGGAGGCAATACTTTTAACCGCAGAGGTAGGAGGGGCAGTATCAGACCTTTCAAACCCAAGGCATACCGTTGTATATACCGACACATTTAGTGAGGGTATTACAATTGATATGCCTGTCGCTGAGTTTTTTAATCTCTGGATGACCTGCCTAATGTCAGAGTTAGAGTTGGCAGAGATAACATACGACATCCACTAATCAACAACAGGAGGAGTTATGGCCGAAAGCTGGGTCGTTAATAACAAGGACAAGCTCGCTTTTTTTGTAGCTCATGTTAAAGAGCAGTACGAAAACGGCAGACATTTAACCTATTCTATTAAAGACGAAACCCGTACCGACAGACAAAACGGCGCGCTGCATATGTGGTTCCGTCAGATCGCACAAGAACTCAATGACTGTGGCCAGTGGGCAAGGCATCCCTTTAGTGACACGCTTGAGATACCCTTTACGGATGTATTGATAAAGGAAATGCTTTACAAGCCAATCATACAGAAGATGTATGATAAAACATCAACAGGCAAACTAAGTGTACGCGAACTAAGCGAGGCAGCCGAAGTGTTAATAAGGTGGTTATCGGAGCATAAAAATGTTTATGTGCCATTCCCCCAAATCTTAAAGGATAAGATGAAATGAAGTTAAAAAGAACGGCAGCGGATCATTGGTTTAGTAGATGCGTAAGGTTAAGGTCTGAGTTTATTTGCCAAGGATGCGGCATCAAGTATGAAGAGAACAGCAAGGGACTGCACTGCTCTCATTACTTTGGTCGAGCGAAGAAGGGTGTGCGCTACGATAGCGACAATGCTTTTGCTCACTGCTATGGCTGCCATCAGAAGTTTGGCAGCAACCCTGATTACTTCTATCGGCATTACATAGATGCTTATGGGGAAGGCCCGTTGGATTTGCTGCGAGAAAAAGTCGAAGACATTATGCGCGGCAAGCGTATGGTTAAAGAAGAAAAAGAAATAGCCAAGCACTACAAAAAAGAAGCCGCCCGCATGGAGAATGACAGGGCGGCAGGGATTAGAGGTTGGTTAGAGTTTGTTAATTACGACTAATCGTTTCTAGTACGCAAGACTTCTTTAAATAAAGACTCAGCCTCAGATCCTTCTGGGGCTATATTTCTCGCAGCCCTAGCAGTTTGTTTTATAATCGGAAACGCCTCGGTAAGAAGTGCTTGAGGCGGTCTTTCTTGGTCAATAACATCAGCAGCTTTGCTGATTATTTCAGCAGGTCTTGTCACAGCAATAGGTGGTAACCCTGCTGCAATAGTATATAAAAGACCTTTTTCTTTTATCTGGCCGTACTGATAGTCGTTAAGACCCAGCGTATTTAAAGATAGCAGGGATGCCCACGCATCACCGTATCCACGGATCATCCCGCCAGCACTTACTTCACCATCGCCAAATATAAACTGCCGGCCCTCATTAATAATTGCGTATCCCCCAGCGCCATATGCTGCATACCTGCCAAGAAACGCAGCCGCTTTTTCCGGCTTGCCAGCTTTTAGATTTCCTACCACCTCATCTAATGCCAATGCTTGCTGCCTAACAACAAAGCCGCGCAGCGCCCACAATGGACGTAGGTTAGGATGTCTAGCCCATGCGCTAGACCTACCAACAGCACTAATTAACTGTTGCTGACCCAGACCGGCAAACATTAGCTCTTCTACTAACTGCTTTCCTTCGCCCTTGTATTTGCGCCAATCTGTTCCATGCTTTCTAAGCTGAGAAGTTAATATACCTAACTCTCTGTCATTAAAATAAAACCCCCAATTTTCTGACAGCTTATCAAGGCCATCAACTAACTTTCCAGTTTGGGCATCATCCGCTGCGCTTTTTAATATGCCGCGCATTACACCCGTTTTACCTACCCTGTCAAGCGCTGCAAAGCCTGATCCTTTCATTAACATATCAGTGCCTTGCCGCATTCGTGAGGCCATGCTCATCAAAAACCCGTTAGAGTTTTGGGCCTGATCGTTAATGATGTTCATAAACTCACCAAACGTCTGGTTGCCTATGCCCATTTTCTTTAGGTCTACGTTGGGAACATCTTTAAATCTACCCGGAACAACAGCCTTAGCGCCTTCAACAACAGCACGAGAGCCATACTTGGCACCAACCATGGGAATGTCAGCAAGATTAAGAACGGCCGACATAGGCCCAGCAAGGGTTGTTGCATAGGCCAATGAACTAAGAGCTTGTATAACAGGGTGTGGTGTTTTGTCTTGACCAAGAATTAACTCGTTAACTCTGCGTCTAGCATATGCAGCGCCTTCAGGACTAATCCCTTTGTTTACAAGAGTTTCAGCAAATGCATCCATAAAAGCTGATGGGCTAATCGCCCTAGCTTCATCAGTTCCAATTTTTACGCCAAAAACTCTTTGGATTTGATTGAGTCGCTCCATCTTGAAGATTCGCTGCATGTCAGACACGATTGGATTGTCGTAATTAAGAGGGTTAGGGCGACTAGGATCCCTAGGGTTAAGATAATTACCGCGACTACGGAGCTTAAAAGCAGGGTCTTCAAATAATTCATCAAGTTGCTCATCGGTTATTCCTTTTTCTTCTCTCATTTTTTTCCGCAAATTAGAAGTAAGCCGAGTATGCAGATAGGTTTTATCTAAGTCAGAGTTAAATCCAAACACTTTAGAATTTAAATCAAAATTTTTCTTGAAACTGTAATCAAGGTATCTAAAAAGAGATCCCATGTGTTCAGAATTAAGTTCTTGGGAAAGTTCTTTGTGCAATTTAACAAGAGACTCTTCTCTTGTTTTGCCAAGAGATCCTTTGGCGTAATCAAGAAGCACACCCTTAGCATGAGTGCTGTCATTAATAATCTGCAAGACAGGCACTAACTCTTTTGACAAAACATCAAGGTCTTTATCTATTATTCTCAGAGCAGCTATATCAATCCGAGCAATTAATGCGCCCACTTTTTTTGATACGTTTCTAGCAAGGTCAGTATCAATGCCCGTTATTTTATTGTAGTAAAAGTTTTTAGTAGCGTTTTTAACCCCGTCATAAAACTCACCAAATGTTTTGGCCTCTGACAAAGGTTGTTTTGCATACAAAGGATCATCCACTTCCTCGTAGATTTCTTTTGCTAGCACTGCATCGTTATCTCTGTTGCGAACTACAGGCTCTATTTCAAATGCGTCATCTGCAAGATCATCTGTTTTTGTTTTTAACCCGCCAGCAGATAAAGGAGAAATAGCTACGTCCATAACTTTGCCAAGAGCTAGCCCACCAAGACCGCCTATTGCCGCTGTGTTAATCCGATCTTCAAAGCTATCTCCGCTAAAAGCGCCATAGGAAGCACCTTCAATAGCTCCTTGTTTAGCAAGTGACTTAACCCCGGCCCTAGCTAATGCGCCAGACAAACCAAGGCCAGTAGGAATAGAGCCTAAAAATTCAACCGGCCCAGCAAGATCAGCAATAGAAGGATTCTTTTTAACAAACTCTTCTCTTTCAAACTGTTGCCTAGCTCTTGCAAAATCATATGGCTCATCAGAAGCAAGAGCCATTAACTCATCTATTGCGCCAAAACTTAAACCTTGTGCAAATTCTTTAGCAAGAAAATTTGCCCTTTCTGTGCTTGCAGCAACATCATCTTTGGCAATCTCCGCAATCGAATCTAAAGTCTCTTTAGAAAAGACAAACCCAGATAGATTTTCTTTTGCTTCTTTTTCTATAATTTCAGGGATGGATTCTTGCGCTGTTTTTTTTATATCCTCAAGAACGTCTTTAGAAAATCCAGTAAAAGTTTTGTTTTCTTGCAGATTATCTTGTGTGTTTGCAGCCATATTAAATTCCACCGCAATTAATTTACTGTTTCAAAATTAACTTGCTTTAAAGCTGCAAGGCCACGTTGTTTCTCAAGCTCTTTGTCATATGCATCACTAAGAATTAATTTTTGAATTTCATATTTTTTGGTTCCTTCTTCAAGATTTAATTTTTTAAGCTCAGCAAGGACTGCTGCATTCTTTTTGTCTTGAAGAGACTTTTGCAATGCAGCTTCTGCCGCATCTTCTTCTCTATACTCTTGAGTGTTTTTCCATGCTTCTGGGTTTTTGCTTATTAACAAATCCATGACAGCCGTTTGTATTTCCACTGCTGTTCGGTCTTGCAGGACTGCGGAAAGCTGTTTTATATCTTCTTCCTCAAGGCTTTGAGCAACATCGCCAATATCGTCTTTAAAAATATTCCATCTATCATCTTCTTTAGAAAGTTTTTCTAAAAAGAAATTAATGGTTTCGACAACGGCCTGTCCCTGAAGAGGGCTGTAATCTCTATAAGCCATTTCAAATTTTACTCGCTCATCTTCGGCAAGCATTCTATTTCTATTCTTTTTTGTAACAGGCATCCCCATTTGTTCTAGCCTGTTTCTTTGCTCTTTTGTTATATCTGCTGTGCTTTGCAATAAATCACTTATCGTTTCTTGAGTTTCTAAAGCCTGTGCTTGGCGCGACATTTCAGCATCTACTGCAATTCCAAAGCCTGCATCCCTGTAAGCCTTTGCTTTTGCTTCAAATTCTGCCGATCCAATTTTATGTTTTGCAAGCTCAATAGAAGCGGCCTGCCCTTTTAATGTGTTCAAATCAATCATTTTCTTTAGCGAATCATATTCTTTTTGCAGCTTAACATTTTCAACTTGCAATGCCACTTTAGGATCCGACTTTAATTCTGCAACCCGTTTTTCCAAAGCATCACGAGCAGTACGTCTATTGTATTGCTCATCTGACAACGGCCCTGCAAACTGATCTGTCTCTTCAAACCCAGACTCTTGAGACAGCTTTGTTAAAGCATTCTCAGCAGAGATAATAGAACTTATTTTATTAGCGTCAGCCGTTTGCTTGGTTGTGTCATAAAGGTTAGATAGTGTGTTAATGTTCTTCTGGATACGTAAAGCATCCTCTCTAGACGCTTGAGGCAATAACTCTGTAAGCTGTCGTATTCTCATAGAAAGCGCAGAAGGATCAGCAACATCTTGTCTGGTTGCAGCAACACCTTGATTAAAAATTTTCATTTCTTCATCAAGAAGTTTCTTCCTACGCATTTCGCCGGGCGCAGCCCCCACTGCCTGAGCAGCAGTAAACATACCCGGAAGGTATGATGGGTTAATAAGGCTATCAATAAACGATGGTGCAAATTTAGCCACAATAATCTCCTTAGCGTCTGAATGCGCCAGACAGCAATCCGCTGCCAATAGTACCCATTAGGTTAGCCTGACCCAATGATGATCCAAGCAACGCCTGAAGGCCAGTAGCTGTTGCTTCACCAAACAAGCCAGCACCATAAAGCTGCCCACGCTGCTGTAGTTGCGGATATAGTTGAGCAGCCTGCTGTACGTTAAGCAACTGAGCCTGCGGCATATAAGCACCACCAAGAGCCTGAAGCGCTAGTGACTGCTGACCGCCCCTGAGAGCCAAATCCTGGGCTGCTGCCTGAGACCCCAACCCTGTAAACGCTTGAGCAAGCTGTCCCTGTTGCATTTGTTCTGCTTGAGCCTGCTGTATTGCAGACACAGCGGCTTGATTTCTAGCCTCTTCCTGAGCTTTAGCCATAGCCAATTGCTCTGGTGTTCCGCCATACATTGCCGTACTTACACCCAAACGCCCTTGGCCAGCCAGTCTTTCTTCAAGAGCCAGACGCTGCCGCTCCTCTTCTGGAGACTGCATAGCTCTAATACGGCTATATACATCAGCCTCTCTATCTGCTGTACCTGCTCCAGCTTGATCCATGAATTGCTGGCCCAAACCGTACGCTTGTCGCCCGGCTTGTCGGCCCATCATTTGACCATATATTGGCCCTTGACCGGCTTCCATTGCCTGCTGCATAAACATATTTTGCAGTGCAGCTTCATCTTGAGACAGTCCAAATCCTGCAGCAAGACCGCCGTCTTCGGTAGACGTTACACCAAATTGACTACCTGTTGCGCTAGTTAGCGTAAAAGGTTTGAATGCAGTTTGCTCAAGTCCCATCTGCGCTAATTCATAAGCGCCCGGAACTCTAACCATCTCGCCGGTTTCGGGGTCTCTAATCATCACCCCGCCGATAGCCTGCTCGCCAACATCGCCTAATCGGCTGTATGCTTTTTCAGCGGCTAATAAACCAAGCCCCCCAAGAGCAACAGAACCTGCATTATCAACAGCAGATTGCCCTATGTTTCCTATAGCTTTTACAAATGGGTCATACCACGCCATAACTATTTACCTATAATGTTTTGCCCATAAGGGCTAGTACGTTAATTTCCTGAACTGAAACTTCTGATCCGTTTATATCCGCTTCTACACCAACAGTAATAATTGAGCCGCCGCTAGTTGTGTTAATAGACTTGCGCGTTATAGATGTTCCGCCTGAAAACTCAGCTATGTTGTACTCTGACGTTTGATTAAAGAAAGCAATAGAACTTGTATCAGCACCTAACGTAAACGAAGCAGACTTAAATACATCGTCTAAGTCATAAGCCCACTTCAAAAAGATTGTTTCTGTGCCACCGCCAACAATCGTAGGTCTTAGCTTCTTTAAAAACTTTGTCTTAGACGGATCACCAAATGTTAATCCGGGACTAACGTACTTAAAGCGGTACGACTCACCTTCGTCTTGATAACCAAAGTAAGTACCAATACCGTTGACTGTTCCTATATAAAGAGTTCCATCGTCCTTTCTATGCCATGCCTCAAACTTACTAGAAGGCCAGCGAGTAACACGATAAGACCCATTCTCTAACTTACCTCGCAAATCAAAACAAAGTGTTGTGTTTTCAGCAGGAAAAGTAACTAGGTAAAAAGCGTTTTCTGGACTGTACACAGAGTCAGTAGGGTCAGTCCTGTTTGCAATCAAGTCTGTTAGCTGGCTTTTAATGTTTCTACTTAAGTCTGTCAGAGGCAAAGACTTTTCTTGTACTGCTCGTCCCACGCTGCGTAACCCACCGTGAGACAAAAACAATACGTCAGTGCCGATGTGCTGCACAGAGTTTCTGCAAATGCATCCAAGACCCGCTACGGTATCTGTAATGGCCATAGTAGCAGGAGAGTTAGCGCCTCCATAAACAACAATGCTATGCTCACCAAAAATAATTAATGAGTTGTTGTGGGCTGCTAATGCTCGTACTTCATCTGCACCGTCAGGCCATGCTTTAGATATGTCGATAGATCCGCTAGAGCCACCAGTCCAGTTATGCCCTACTAACAAATCAGACCAGTAAATAGTAGTTTTGTTGGTTGCAGTACCTACACACCACAAGCGACCAAATGCTGCCAGTGCTTCGTGGCAATACTGGTTTGCACTAACAGACGCACCAGATACAGCCGACATTTTAGTAACTGCGCCTAAAGCATTGCTATATACAAGCGGTTCGTAACCACGTTGGAAGAAATAACAGTGGTCATTGAAGTTAACCATCTTCCAGTTGTTAGCCGTAATTGTATAGGAAGCAGGAGTCTCGTCTACAAGCGTAGCTGTACCAGATAGGATCTTGTTGTTACCTGTACTAAATAATTTTTCGTTACCGTCTTGATCGTAGAAGTAATGGATCTTATGAATACGATCAGACCCTAATTCAGTCTTGTCTGAAGTAATTAGGTTGATGCCTTGTCGCGCACCAAGACGACCACGCTTGTCAATAATTGCATTGTCTGCAACTTCAGCAAACGAAGGATCCTGCGCTAACGGGGAGTCTTCATCATTGATTCCCTTAAACGCTGGAGCTACTAAGTTAATACTCTGTAAAGGCTGGGCCATTATTGTTCCTTATGGAGCATACCAAATGGTTTCATCTGGATGCTTTTGGGCATCAAGAGCAATAGCGTCAGATAAATAGTTATCAGCTATAGCAAAGTATTCTGGTGCTGATGTTCCTCCAGTCTCACCGCGCTCACGCGCTAGCAAAGCAATAGCCAAATGAATAACCGGAGCAGAAGGAATAACCAACTCATCTACATCAGCACTTAGTTCAGGGTTTCTAAATACGCAGTTAAAACGAATGGCATAAACACCGTCAGGCTTAGGGTATACGTCTATTTGAGTATCTCCGTTGCCGTTAACTCCGTTGTACGTGTAATACTGAGGCGAGCCGCTAACGGGGTCTTGGTTGAGGTAGTTATCATCAAACCATGTAGCTGGACGGTACTCCATAAAAACATTAGAGGTATCGTTAATAACATTGAGCGCCTTGACACGGTTTTGGCTTCCTGTGAGTACGTAGTTAAAAATGTCAGCAGAAGTAGTAA